GTGTACGAAGTCGTTGGTGCTTGAATGACACCATTTAAAGATACCAGCATATGATTAACTGACTCTGGACTAAAATTAACTGAGTCTACTTGCATAGTATAACTAGCTGTTGCACTTGCGGTCAGAGCATCAAGTTTAACAAAATTTCCAACTGTAGGTGTTTTTCCAATATATGCCATTATGATTTTAACTCGTCATATTTTGTTTTAATTTGTTTCCATGTAACATCATTGTTATCTCCATAGATTGCACTTTCATTTGCATTTTCTGAAACAATCCATTTAACAGCATTAGATATTTCTTCTTCTGTGTCTGGGTTTCCAAGAATTATAAAATCAACACTTGTTAATGATTTAATTGCATTTGAAAGATGCAAAATATTTTCAACACTCATGCTTGTATCTCCATTATAATTATTCTACTTGCACCATTGTATACATTAATCATTCCTGTACCTTGAGCTTCTGGTCTTTTACACTGTATTTTGATTGTTTTTTGTGAAGTACCCCAATGACTTCCAAACCAAAGCATTGACGGAAATACATTACCTCTATCTGCTGTACCACCACCATAACCTTGATATACGTCAATAGTTGAACCAGATAATGTACTGCTGTCAGTTGTGTTTTCGTATCTTGCTCTAACATTACTATTATAACTTCCCGTACCATACATAAGCATTTGCACAGTACCAACAATCACTAAAGAAGAATTACTTTCTAATGGAGTAAAGTTTAAAGAAACAACATCACTATAAGATTGTCCTAAAGTAATTTGATTCGTAGATTTTTCTTCTCTAACTTGCAAAGTTTTACCACCACCTACATTAGTTAAATTAGCACCACTTATTGCGGGTAATGTGCCTGTTAAATCTGCGGCATCTAAATTTGTTAAATTACTCCCATTTAAAGCTGGAAAAGTACCAGATGTTATTTTTGTTGCGGGTAAATCTGGAACATCATTTACTGATAATGGAACTGTTGCTGGTTGAACTCCTATAAATCCCATGTTCCCTCTATGTTGTTTCTAATATGCTTAGTGTTGCGTCTATCTTTGCCGCAACCGAACAATCAATTTTTAAAATATCAGTTGTTTGCATTACGATCTTGCCACCTGTTAATAGTTCTAAAGTTGAATTTGCTGGTATGCTTACATCTTTAACTAATAAAACTGTTTCATTTGTTTCTGTATCTGATGTGTCTGAAACTAATTGAACATCAACTGTTACAGCCGCAGTATGAATATTACAAAGCATTAAACCAATAACTACTGTCGTTGTTGAACTTGGAACAGTATATAAAGTTAATGGTGTTCCAGCACTTGCGGGCATAGCACCATTTGTTTTTACTTTAAACGTATTAGCCATTTATATCTCCTATCCTAAAGCTATTGCTAGTGGTAAAGCATTTGGGTCAGACTCAGAAATTACACCTGTTACTGACATAGCACTTGTAATAGCATTACTAGAAATGTTGATTTGAAACAACTCAATATTATCAGAACCATCATTTATTTTAACTTTAAGAACTCCACTTGTTCCGTTGTCTACCCACATAGTCCCTGTTGTAACTGATGATGGTGCTGAACCCCCTATGTGCATAGAATTCATAGCACCAAGAATATTATTTAATTCGGTTCTAAATGCCGAAAATCCTTGATTTGCTAAACTTACATCAGATACTTGACTCATTTATGCTTTTAATAAATTATTATGAAGAACTTTGCAACCCATAACCTTTTGCTATGTAATCAAAAGTTCTATCAACAGCACTACCACTTGAATTGACAAATGCTATGGTAAATCCATTAACAGTTTTTGAACTAATTGTATAAATATCACCTGTAGCCATATTCTGAGCCGCAATTCCTAAAGAAGGTATAGCAAAAAAAGGATTTGTATAAGTTATTGTTTTTGAACCAGAACTTGTAGCTAAATTACTTTCAGCAAATATTCTTTCTTCCATATTTAATTTTATTTGAATATTTTTTACATTACTTGATGTTTGGTTATCATCATTAGTTAATTTTAATCTAAATTTTGCAAACTTAAATTTAAAAGTAGCTGATTGAGTTATATCTACAAAATTAGTACACCCAGCTAGGGAAGTTGTTGATGTAGCTATTTGTACTCTATGAAAAGCATGGATTTGCTCAGTACCATCAAAAGGTGCTTTTGCCTCATCAAATAACAATGCACCTCTTCCACTATCAAACTTATCATAGGGGTTTTCTGCATCTAAAGTTATTGTAGGCTCAATATTACCATCATAAATTTGTGTTAGTGATAAAGAGTTTCCAAAATTATAAAAACCTTTTGCATCTCTATTAGTATTATTAAAATTAGGATTTGATGTTGTATCAGTTCCACCTAAATCAAAATCACCTGAGGGACTATCAAAGTTTCCTGTAGTATCATCAAAATTAGTTTGTGTATCAAGAGTTAGTATAACATCTCCACTATCATCTATTTTAACTGCTAAAGGAAATGTTGCGTCCATTTGATCTGAGGCATCAACAATATCTGGTGTTTCAGTAAAACTTGATACAAGTTGATAAGCCTGAATACCTGATATGTTTGTTGATACAATACTAGCCTCTGCTGAAGTATTACTATTTTTATCTACTGCTTTAATTAAATAACTTCCTGTTCTAGCTGGTACTATAGCACTATCGCATTTTCTTCTTGGACATCTAACTAAGTTTGAAGAGTTTAACCAATTCGCACCTGACAAAGTATTTTGGTATCTAATTTCATAAAAAGAAATATCTAAATCGCTTTCTTGACTTGGTGGTGTCCAAGTTAATTTCATATGATCTTGTCCGTGCATTTCAACAGCAAAATCATCAACATTACTAGGAGCCTCAACTCCACCTACTATTACTCTTGTTGTTGATACAAAAGTTGATTTTGAACCTAAGGTGTTTACTGCTCTTGCTCTAACTTGATACTCAGCACCATCTATAACGTTAAGATGTTGATATTCTAATATTTTACCAACAGCAATTTCTCTAAAAGAGTCTGTTATAGTATTTCCGTTTTGATCTTTTGTTTGTTTAATTTGTACTTCATAATTATCAACAAAACTATCAGGGGACGCACCAATGGTAATAATTAATCTAGTAATAACAATTCCATCAGCATACTCTATTAATTCATCAGTAAGAGTAATACTAGCTGGTGGCTGAACACTAAAAGGATTTGGAAGAGTTGTATCAGGTATACTTGCCACTTCTTGTTGTGTTCCAAATGTATAATAACTATCTTGATGTTCTGTTAGTTGTAAAGCAACTGAGCAATCAGGATTTATAGTTGTTGATAAAACTCTAAAAGGTTTTGCACTAAAAGAAGGTGTAGCATGAGTTATATTAACAATATCACCAACTACTAACTCTATAGCATTTGCATCAGCAGTAAGGGTAACATCTAAACTAGACCTTGACCTACGCAAAATTATTTCAGCCATTTCTTGAGCCTGATAAGGATTTGCAATACTTGGTATATCAAACCTTCCTTCTAATAAAATATTTCCATCAGCAGTTTTCATTGTGCTATGTTGGTCAGCAGTAGCTAAACCTGTTTCATTTACAGGTGGAAACTGTGCCTCATCTACTTGGTAATTTTTATCAGGATTAATAAAGGTAACTATAACTCTATTATATCGTTCATTTTTATTTTTACTTGATACTCCTATCCCACCTATAATATTATCTTCAGTTAGAGTTATTGATGCACTACCTGAACTTTCAACTGTAACTTGATATTGACCAGCATGATAATTTAAAAATGCTCTTGAGCCTGTTAAAAATTTATTAACATTGTCTATAACTTTTTGTGAAGTGTCTATTACTGCATGACTATCAATTAAATCTATTTGAGATGAACCAGAAAAAGGGGTTATGTTTGTATCACAAATATCCCCAGCAGTTTGAAAATCAGCATAATTACTATCAAAATATTCATTAGCTATGCCCATTCCATATCTATCATTTCTTAAATAATCTAATAGTTGATAAATTGGGTTATCTGAATATTCCCAAGTGCTTGAAGTATCTTCTCTGTGTGAACCTGTGCCACCTGTTTTAGTACCATCAAGATTTGGATTATAAACTTTTTTACCTTTTACTAATGCGTTTACTGTAGGAATAGAACCAAATGCGTCTCCGTTCCATTCAAACCTAAGCGCTAAATACGCAATACCTCTAAGTCTATGATTTGAAGTCCATGAAGATAATGTATCTAATAAACTTGATGCTGATTGTGAGTCAGAACCAAAATGAGGTTCTATCTTAATTAAACTTGCTGAGTCTCTAAAATAATTACTATCTGAACTTGCTACATCTCTTTGAACATTATCAGATAAGTCTCCATCAAAAGTAACTTCATTATCATTAACAAATATTTTTGTAATATCGTCAATCTCTCCCTCTCCAAGTATAAGAGCCATATATAAATATTGGTTATCTGTTCCTGAAGTTTCTAAAAAGGCTAAAGTTCCCCCTACTTTTCTTGTTCCATAAATTACAGGTATTTGTCCATTTGCGGCTGTTTTGTTTAATAAAACTCCTCTTGCAATATTTTCTGCTGTACTATCAAGATTAAATTCAGGTTCATCAGGTTTTCTTAACCAAGTTAATGCTGTAGAAACAATAGATATAACTGAAAGTATAGGACTTAAAAAAGGAACTACACTTGCAACTAATTTACCTATTGCTGAGCCTGTAACAGCTTTTACAATACCAGAAAAAAAACTACCCCCAAACATTATTCTCTACCCCATCTAATATCTTGTACTGTCAAAGCACTAAACTCAAAACCTTTATCTCCACTAAAAAATCTTTGCTGTGAAGTATCGCTTGTTCTTCTACCTGATACCTTTTCAAAATTACCCCAATGAGAAGTAATATTTAAACCTATTCCAGCAGTTTGTGTATCATCTTCTATTGAATATTGATCTATGAAACCATCAAACAATAAAAAAGGGTCAGATATAATTGCATTACTACTATTTAAAAATGCTCTATAAATTTGTACTGTTGCATTAATAATATTTTCATTCAAAGCTATAGATATAAAACTTTGATCTACACCAGATAAAGTTAAATTAAGTGAGTTTTTAATTGGTTTAGAACCTTCTTGAGAATTACCTATGTTTAAAATATGACCTGATGCAGTATAAGTTCTTGAACTTCCTGAGATGCTTGAAGTTAAATTAAAACTACAATCAGTTAAATATTGTGGTGTTGAAAAGTTTAAATCAATTAAATGAACAGGTGCTATATTACCTGTTGCTAATTCCGTTTTTACAGCACTTGATAAACCTCTTGCCATTACAAACTCTCAATAACATCAAACTCGTAACTTATTAAAATATTATTATCTTTATCAATAGTATTTGTTGGAAACTCTTGCACATCAGAATTAAGATGAACTGTAAAAGTAATATTATCATAATTAACTTGCTCATCATCAGCTAAAGCATCTCTAAGAGGTGGTTCTATTGTAAGTGTAGATGCGTTAGAACTTGGGGTAACATCTTCTACAATCATATAAACTTTACTATGATTAAATTTAATTAAGTCTCCAGCTTTAAAAGAACCAGCAGTATCTCCAGCATGACCATCAACTGTTATTGTTGTATCTCCAGCAGTATGAGACCCATTAACTCTTACTGTACCTGTTTCTGAACCTTGAGCATTAAAATACGTTGGAAATGTAATAGTAAAATTTTCTTTACCTGATCGTTGTTTAATTAAAAATGCTTGTATAGGTGCAAATTCTGTTCTTGTTTTTAATGGATAACTAAGAGTGAATGACCATCTTTGCCCATCAATTTGCCTACGAAAAGTTTTGCCACTATCCGTTGTACTTCGCAAAGTTCGTTGTTCACTTTGAAAATTAATAGCTTTAAAATCAACACTAGGTAATGCACCACTCATACAACAGCCTGTCTCCCTGACTCATTTACAGCACTATTTATCAGACTTACTATTGTTCCTCTACTATTACTTAACAGTTCATTAAATCCTCTTGCATCAACTGTACTAATATTAAATGTAACATTAACAGGACTTCCACCCATTTTATTGTTAGCAACAATATTACCTGATTGATTTGGTACAAAAAGTTCCGGACCTTTTTCCCCAACTATAAATGGTTTACCTTGAGAAACTGGTCCGCCTTTTTCTCTAAAGCTAGTTGATTTAATTTGTGCAACAAGCGCCATTCCTTTTGCTAAAGCTGTTGCCGCAACTCCAATATTAATAGGAAATGGAAATTGACCAAATGCTTTACTTGCGGATCGTATTGCATTTATTGTAGCCTCAGCAATTTGAAATCTTTTAAAAGCTTCAAATGCGGTTCTGTTTAATCCACTTAGAGCCTGTAAACTTGATCTTGTATTATCAAACATTTCTTTGTTGCCTTGCTTTTTTAATGCAACTAATTCCTCTTGTTTTTTCTTCTCAGCCTCAACTTCAATATTATTTAATCTTAATTTTTCATCAGCCATCTCTTGAGCAATTTTCATACCCTCAATTTTATTTTCTAATAATATTCTATTGATTTCTTCTTCATGTGCTTTTTTATTTTTTATGGCTTGTTTGTCTCTTTCTGACATACCTGTTTGTTGGTCAGGTCTAGTTTGAAATATTATTGGTTTTACTTTTTTTGCCTGTTCTTCTACTTCATTAAAACTACTAGCTAAATTTTTATTAAAATTAATTGTTTCTAAAAGTGTTGGGTGTAAATTTCTAAAATCTCCATCTATTCCACCAACAACTTCTCTTAAAACTTTAACTTTTTCTTTTTGATCTTCAATACTATCAGTTGTTTCTTTATTGGTGTTTATAAAACCTTTTAAATCATTATCTAATGCACCAAGAGGTTCAATAAGTTTTTTTGTTCCACCACCCCCTTGATTTATTAATTGATTTAATATTTTTAATTCTTCATTTAATTGTTTTATTTTTAAAGTATTGTCATCATATTCTTTGCCTACTTCATTTTCTAATTTTATTTGTTTCCCCATATTAAGTTGAAGTTGAGGGAAAAAACCATTTGTTTCTCCTAATGCCTCATGTTGATCTTCATAAGACTCTGTCAGCTTTTCATTTTGTTGAGTTAATTTTAATATTTCTAAATTAAGTTCTGTTGCTCGTTTAGTTAATTCACTTAATGATAATTCTCTTAGTTCCTCTCTTACATTTCTAACTTCTTCTTTAAAATCACTAGCCGCTATTTTCATAGCCGCAAAAGATGCTACTACTAAAGCAAGACCTTTAGCACCTGATAATGCTACAAGACCTGATGTTTGTATTCTCATCAATCTTATGGCATTTGTAATTCCAATAATAACACTAGCTAATTTAAAAGCTATAAATCCACCTACAGCCGCTTTTAGTAATGTAAAATTATCTGCTACAAATTTTATACCCTCTGCTAATCCTACAACTGCTTGAGCCAAACCTTTTCCTATATCTGTAGCTACTTCATCTAAAGTTTTTTGATTTTGTTTTAAAAAATTATCTAAATCACCAAATTGTCTTTTAAGTTCTGCAAAGAAACCAGCATCTAATAATGTTTTCTTAAAAGTAAAAACTTTATCATTAATCATAGACAAAGTTCCCTCTAGTGTCTGTGCTAGTTCATCAGTAGCAGTTCCAAATTGACCACCATTTCCAAAAACATTTTCAAATGCCTCTACTGTTTCCTCAATAGATACTGTAGCACCAGCTTTGAAACCAAGCATATTTCTGACCCCTTTTTCTCTAAATAAGTCAGCCGCACCTATACCAGCACTAAATGATCGTTGTATTTGTTCAGCCGCAGTTCTAAAATCTAAACCTGTTGTTGCGGCTACATTACCTGTAATCTCCAACATCTTTTGAAGATCATCAGCATTGTCCGTTACTGTAGCTAATATCCCTGAACCAGCTTGTATTTCTTCTAATGAAAAAGGAACTTTTGATGCAAACTTTGTAAGGTTTTCAAAGGCTTTTGCACCTTCATTTGCATCTTTTAATAAAAACTTAAATCTTGTTTGTAAGTTTTCTAATTCTTTACCTGTATTAACTAGGTTTCTTATTACTAAACCAGCACCAAGACCAGCTAAGGCATTACGAACATTAAATACTGCTGATTTAACTCTATCTAAACTACCTTTAACATTGTTTAATGCTCTTTTGGACTTATCCCTAGCAATAATATCAATATTAACTTTTTTTGTAGCCATTATCTCTTATTCATTCGTTGTTCTTGTTCAGCTTTTTCCTGTTGTATTTGGAAGTAAGCTATCCACATATTAAACTCTTGAACTGACATTTGCAATACGTCTCTTACTGACATATGTAGCCTTTCTCCTAAGGCTAAAACATTATAAAGTTCTGGGTCTGAATTTAGTTTTTTTTTAAATCAGTAATATTGTCTTGAGACATAATAGCTGATGCAACTCTTGAAATAACATCAGTATCAGCTTTCATTTTGAACTTTGGCTTATGAGATAAATCAAACATCTTGTCTCCACTTTGCGTTTCAGCTTTTTGTATAATTACATCAACCAAAACACTAAGGTCTGAGTCATTAGCACCCTTAAATAATTTTGCCTTTTCGTTCATTGTAAAGGGTCTTACATACATAGCTTTATCGCCTTCAAGACCCCATTCAGGAACTTCAATTATTTTTACTTCAAGAGAATCAAAATGGTTTTTGACTCCCTCAAAGAAATCTATTTTTTCTACCACAAATTAAACTGTAGCCTCAGATACCCCACCTGAAAATTGAAAAGATAAAGTTCTAGTTATAATTCCGTCCATAGTAACACCAACATCTCCACCTGTAACAATAGCTGTTCCTGTGAAATATTTGTCTCCACTATCTGCACCCTCTGGGTATAGTTCTAGTGTAGCACTTGTTCCTAAGTTTGCCGCCTCTTGAGCAGTATCAGTTTCGTCAAAATGACATTCAACTGTTGCTGTTGCGTCTCCTCTTAATGCTTTATAACTTTTCATTGAGTCTGTTAATGATGTATCTTCAACTGTGTCTTGAGTTTGGTTTAAAGTAAATGACGTTACTTCTCCAACTGTGTTAGACCCAATTTTAACAACACCATTTAATCCTGTATGCGTTGCCATAATTTACTCCTCTATTATGTTTGTTTCCTCTTCTTCTAAATCATTTTTTGGAAGAGGTCTATCTTCTTTTTTATCTTTCTTAAATCCTTTTGCAAGATAATTTTCAAGCTGGTTATCAAATATCTCCATCTCGTTCTCTCCATCAGGAAAATATATTTTTATTCTTTTAGGCATTACGAAGTCCCCCTAACAAATTCATATAAAACTCTTACCACAATTCTTACACCACCATAAGGAAATAATACACCCTCATCAGAACTTGCCTCTACAACTTGGGTACTAAGAGCATTACCATTTCTTGTAATGTCAGCATCTAATGTTTCTTCTACTACTTCTATTAATTGATTGCGTAATGTATCAATATTTGAGTCAGTTCCTTTTACAAACCCAACAACTAAGAAATCAATAGTGCCTTGTCTTTTACCTGAGCCTACATCTCCAATAGAAAAAAAGTCTCTAGTTTCGTCCCCTGTTTGTATATATGCGGCTGGAAACTGTGCATTACTTAACTCTTCAGGTTCAAATGGTTCTCTTTTAATAAGTTTAAATTCAATAGGACTAGAAACTGCATCTAGCTTACTAATAATATCACCAGCTATATTTTCTCTCTTACTCATAGTTTTATTGCCTTAAAGAATATATCTCTTATCTTATCTTCGTCCTGTCGTCCAATAGCAAAAAATGGTCTTGAGTCCATAAATCTTGTTCCTGTATCATGGAAGAAAGCCTTTTTGTTTTCTTCTTGTCTCCTAAAAAACAATGAGCCTTTTGATTTACTTATTTTACTTGTTAGTGATCTAAACATTCTACCTGTATCAGTTAAATCTACATGACCTACTTGACGTTTTCTTTTCGTCCTAGATTTTCTAGTTGATTTTTTATAAGGTCTTAATCTTCCACCATCAGGTAAAACACCCTTTTGAGTCTTGTCAGTAATACGCATGATACCAAACTGTGAGGCTTTAGCTAAAGCCATTTGTATTTGATTTGGGATTTTTTGCTTAGTTCTTTCTAGGTATTTAACAATATCAATCGTATTAGCAGTAATCTTTATATCTGCTACCATTATCTACAAACACATTCACCTTTACAAGTACACATACTACCTCACTAATCTTAAAGTGTGTATTGGCTCTTTTTCACTTGCTTGAATTGTTCCACTACTATCTTCATCATATTCAACACCATCTCTTAGGACAGCCTGAAATTCCTCATTATATCTGTTCTTGTAGTAATCCATTTGTACCTGAAAAGTATCTTTACCTTCACCTGTATCTGGGTCTCTAAACTTTGAAAGCATTGGAAATATGTAATCAGCTAAAGCCTTATAACAAACTGATCTTCTCCATTGTGTTGCTGTTAATTTACTATTTACTAATTCTAGGGAAGTAACTTTAGTTATATCTTTGTATCTAACTGTATGTCTGTATCTTTCCCACCACTCTTCTCTTACTTGTCTTATAACATCATCTTCAGCATGTTGTAATTGTGTATCAAAATCAGTAATACCAAAACCAGCTATGTCAGGTTGATATTCCTGAACATGAGATAATGCCACACTAAATACTGATGTTGCCATTATTTAGACTTCTTTTTCTTAGGTGCTTTCTTTTTTGCTGGTTTCTCTTCATAAAGTTCCCAGCCTCTTTGAGTCCAAATTTTTATATTGTTCTCATAATCAATTTTTTTTCTTTCAATGATAGCACCAGATTTATTTGTTAATTTTACAGTTTCTATAGTCATAATTTTTTATACCAAATAAGGGGTGGTATATCCACCCCTTTAAATTAATAAATTAAAGTGCTGAGTCCGCAGTTAATTTAACACCATAGCTATCGTGTAGTTCACCTACACCATAAACTGCTGTTGCTACAATTTCATCTGCTCTTAAACTTGCATCTCTTTGACTCTCAATTTTTAGGTCTTGCATCATAGCCATACCTAAAGCATCTTGAGAGAAGATTGCACCAATAGAGTCGTCAGAACCATCTACTGCAATATTTGAACTCTCAAATATTTGAACACCAGCAATATTTCCAACAAATCCCTGTCTAAGTGCCTCATTACCCATATCTGGCATATTACCAGCACTACCAACAAATGTATTTGTTAGTTGTTTTTTGATTTGGTACATAACCTTTGGGTGAAATACACCATAATAAGGTGCTGGAACATTTGCAGTTCTAAGTTTTGCAACTGCTTTAAACATTTCATCAATAGTTAGTTCTCCACCAGCAGAACCTTGACCCTCTGAAAATCCTGTAAATAAAGCTGACAAATCAGTATCAACTTTTTTTGCAATAGCCTCACCAAATAGTTTACCAATATCTGATGCAACATTTCTTGGTGCTGAATTTCTTGCTAGGTCTGTTAAAGTCGTCATTATCCCTACTTCACTTGCAGTAATCGTTACTGAGCTTGGGTTAATTGCTGTATTTGAAAGGTCTGATGCCTCACTCACAGCTGATGCAGATACAACTCCATAAATCGGTACTTCTACAGATTTTCCACCACCAGCGATTGTGTAATTACGCACTAGATTTCTCATTATGCTTTGTTCGTTCGCTACGAACAATGCCTCAGCTACGATTTCGGTATACAGTTCCGATATCGTGCTACTTGTCGTTTCGTTAGCCATAATAATCTCCTATTAGCTTTTTGTTAAATTTATGACTGTGGGTTCTCTATCCCTTACCTTTTTATATTCAGCATATTGCTTTCTATCTTCAGGCTTTGTCATATCTAAGTCCGCAAGATTAAATGGCTTTGCGTCTACCTTACCCAGATTTGCCTTACTTCCTGACCCTGATGGGGTTGCTGTTTGGAAGTGTGGGTTTTCTGTAATGAAGTCCTTTACATATTCGTCAATACTTTTCAGGTCTCCGTCTTTGTTATACATTGGCTGTTTATTTTCTGCAAGTATTTCTACTTTTCCATCATCAGTTAATTTAACTTTACCTTTTAACAAATCTTTTACCTGTTCAGGATTGATTGCTTGATTTTTAGATGCGGCTGTTACTAATGCACCATCAACTTTTACTTTTTCAATTTCAGATCTTAAACCAGCTATCTCTTTGTTAGATTTTTCAGCTTGTTCTTTTAATATCTTTTCAAACTCACCTCTAGCCTTTTGATCTTCCATTTGTTTATTTTCTTTTTCTTCTAATAGTTTTCTAGCTTGTTCAGGGTCAATACCTGAATACATCTTTTCGTATTTAGATTTTTCTCTAGCTAATCTTCTCTCAACTATTTTATCAACTTCAGCTTGAGATACCATTGGTTCTTTTTCTTCTACTGTAGTCTCAACATTATTTTCAACAGGTTGTTGTTCCTGTTCCGTTTTTTGCTCGTCAGCCATATTAGTCTCCTTTTTGGTTAAGATTTATATTATTTATCTTCTTCTTCAAGAAAATTATCATTACCTTCTTTATCTACAAGTTTTGGTATTTTTAAATACAATGACTCTAATAACCAACCCATTTCATAATCTTCACTTAAAGGTATTAACCTAGATAATTCTTTTATTCGTAAATAATCTTTTACTGTTAATTCCTCATTTTGACTTAGTTTAAAAGCCTCTTTAAATTCCTTTGACATTTTCTATATTCTCCTTAAAAAATTTAATCCATTCTGGGTCTACTAGGTCTTTTTTATCCATATGAAATAAAGCAAAGTTTTCACAAAACCATTCTTTTGAATTTACATCAGAATATAAAGATGCACCTTTTCTTTTAAAATATGGAATTCTTATTAAATCTTTTTCAAGTTTTGGGTTTCTATATTCTTTAAAATTTTTAACAAACATTTGCTGGTGTAAATGGTGACCAAATTCGTGATATAAAGTTGCCCTTGTTCTATCTAATGGGTCATCAAAATATTGCTCAACAGTAAATGGTCTTTTTGATTTATCATCTCCAAATTTCCATTTAGAAGTAGTCCTTGTATTTCTCTCAGATTTTAACCTTATATGTTTTATATTAAGACCTAAAACTCCATCACCCATATTTGCAACAACTCTATCCCCACCTACTTTTTTTATACCTCTGATAGATTGAATATTATATTTTTTTGCTAAATCATTTAGTTCTTCAACAACTAAATTAATTGCCGCATAATCTTCATTTGAATATTCAAATGTTTCTTTTCCATATCTTCTTGAATTTCTATTCTCAATCTTTGTAATTTTAGTTTTTCCATAATCATCAATTTTACTACCTTTAAAAATTCTAGCTGGTTCTTTTGTAATTGGATTAATTACATATCTTTTGTCATTAGCATTTTTGGTAAATGTATCATCTAACTTAGCAATTAAGGTAGTATATCCTATGCCTTGTAATTGATTTGCTTTTATTCTTCCTGTTTGTCTTGGAATAGTAGGAACTTGTATAGGTGTATCTTGAGGTTCTTCAGCATCAAAGAACTCATCAGCAACAGGCAACCAAGTATGTCTGCATCTATATCCACCTCTAACAGTAAATGGGTCTCCTTCAGATTTAC